ACACTAGCCATACTAGAGCGCACGTTAAAAGTCATGAGTGCGGTACAAGCGCGGATACACTACGCAATGAAAGAGGAGTTTAAACTCCTTAAAGGTATTATCCGTGACTACACACCAGATGAGTATTCTTATGAGCCAGTAGAAGGGTCAGCCCGTGCAAAGGGTTCGGACTATGACAAGGTAGATGTTATTCCTGTGTCAGATCCTAATGCAGCGACAATGGCGCAGAAAGTTACGCAGTATCAAGCCGTGTTGCAGATGGCAGCTCAAGCGCCACAGCTATACAACTTGCCGTACCTGCATCGTCAGATGCTCGAAGTGTTAGGAATTAAAAATGCCGAGAAGCTAATACCAATGGAAGATGACCAAGAACCGCGTGATCCGGTATCAGAAAATATGGATGTCCTTAGAGGGAAGCCTGTTAAAGCATTTATTTATCAAGATCACGAAGCCCATATTACGGTTCATATGTCGGCTATGGAAGATCCGAAACTAATGGCCCTAGTACAACAAAGCCCTATGGCAAAACAAATGGGTGCAGCCCTAGCCGCACACATACAAGACCACTTAGCTTTTGAATATCGCAAACAGATCGAAGAAGCTGCGGGTGTTCCATACCCAGCGCCAAATGCTGAAATGGATGAAGATACAGAAGTTGAAATTTCTCGGCTTGCTGCGGCAGCTGCCCAACAAGTCCTACAAGGAAACAAAGCGGAAGTTGCCCAACAGAAAGCGCAACAAGCTGCACAAGATCCAATCGTTCAGATGCAACAACAAGAGTTGCAGATCAAACAACAAGAAGCACAAACGAAACAACAGAAAGTCGCTCTGGATGCGGCAGAAAAGATGGATCGTTTGGAACTCGAAAAAGAACGTATTGCAGCCCAAGAACGTATCGCTGGAATGCAGACTGGAGCCAAGATTGCTATGGACAAGTCTAATTTATCTGCTAAACAACAAGAAGCAGGATTACGTATGGGTATAGAACTCGCAAGAGAAGCTGCGCAAGAAGATCAAGCAATGCAGCAAATGCAACAGAATCAGCAACAACCGAGAAAGGAAGATGAGTGAGCAAAGACCTCCTGAATTATCTTACTACTAGGGTAGAAGGAGAATTAACAACTGTAGAGCAAGACTTAGCGGTAGGACAAGCTAAAGATTACGCTGAGTATAAACACTCATGTGGCATCTATAGAGGGTTACTACTAGCAAAAAATATACTAACTGAAACATCAGAAAGGATGGAACACGACGATGAGTGAACTTCTTATCGGCACGAACCCCGATAATCCAGAAGAAGCAACGGTATTACCTGATACTGCGGAGCGTAAAGCTAAGCAACTACCAGAACCCTCTGGTTATCGCATTTTGTGCGCAATTCCCGATATAGAAAACGCATACGAAAGTGGTATCGTTAAGGCAGATTTAACTGTTCATAACGAAGAACTACTAACAACCGTTTTATTTGTAGTGAAGATGGGGCCGGATTGTTATAAAGACAAAGACCGTTTCCCTAGTGGCCCTTGGTGCTCAGAAGGAGACTTTGTTCTCGTTCGACCGCATGCAGGAACACGAATCAAAATCCACAATAAAGAGTTTCGTATTATTAATGACGACAGTGTTGAGGGGATTGTAGAAGATCCTCGTGGCATTTCTCGTAGTTAGGAGAGGGTTATGGCAGAAGCTGAGAAGAAAGAAGTAGAACAGGAAGAACCAGACTTTGAAATTGAAGGTGAAGAGCCTGAAGTAGAACTCAAAGTTGAAGATGATACACCTGAAGAAGACCGTAATCGGTCTCCAATGCCTAAAGAAATAGTTGAAGACTTGGAGAAAGATGAACTTGAAAACTATTCAGAAGGTGTAAAAGAGCGATTGAAGCAGATGAAAAAAGTGTGGCATGACGAACGCCGCGCTAAAGAATCTGCTCAACGAGAGCATCAACAAGCTATAGAAATGGCTAAAAAGGCTTTAGCAGAAAACAAAAGACTGCAAGAAGAAGCTAAAAAAGGCCGTGAAGCGTATTTAAATTCAGCTAGAAAATCTGTTGAATACGAAACTGAAATGGCTAAACGAGCCTATAAAGATGCGTATGAATCAGGTGATACAGACTCTATTGTTGAAGCTCAAACTAAACTTTCTGAAGCAAATTACAGAAGACAACAAATTGAAAACTATGTACCTCCTAGACAAGAGGAAGAAAATAGTGTAAATAGTACATCAACTGAAGCTGTTAAGCCTCAACTAGATGCCAAAACTATGGCGTGGCAAGAGCGCAATACTTGGTATGGAACAGATGAAGAAATGACTGCGGCGGCCCTAGGGTTTCACCAAAAGTTAGTTCGACAAAAAGGCGATGCTTACGTAGGTTCAGATGATTATTGGTCGGACGTTGACAACACAATGCGCCGCAGATTCCCTGAGTATTTTGAGGGAGAAAATTCTACGGACGGGGGCGGCAAGCCTGTTCGTGCAGAAAACAAACCCGCCACAGTGGTTGCACCAGCATCCCGAAGTACATCTTCCAAACGGATCGTACTAAAGCAGTCGCAGGTAGCTCTAGCTAAAAAACTTGGCTTGACACCTGAACAATACGCTAAAGAACTTAGGAGATTGGAGAACCAAAATGGCTAATAATAGTAAAGATACTAGACTTGCACGCGAATTAGAATCACGCGAAACACAGGAAAGACCTAAACAATGGAAACGTCCTGAAGTACTTCCAGAACCAAACAAAGAATCTGGGTACGTGTATCGTTGGGTTAGGGTTGCAATGTTAGGACAACAAGACCCACGTAATGTCTCGTCCAAAATGCGAGAAGGTTGGGAACCTGTTTTGGCTAGCGAACAACCACATTTACAAATGCTTGTCGATCCCAATAGTCGTTTCAAAGACAATATTGAGGTCGCGGGTTTGTTGCTTTGCAAAATGCCTGAAGAGATGGTTGAACAACGTAGAGAATACTTTGCGGAACAAAACCAAGCTCAAATGGAATCTGTAGACAACAATTTTATGAGAGAGAATGATCAACGAATGCCTTTATTTAAAGAAAAGCGTTCTACTACGTCATTCGGTAAAGGTAAATAATTTTTTAGAGAGGTTATATAATGGCTACTACAGCTGCCCCTTACGGGCTTAAGCCCGTACGTCGTGCCGATGGCATGCCTTACGCTGGCGCTACTAGTTCATATCTAATCGACCCTGCTGGTGAGGCAACTAACCTATTTTATGGTCAGGCTGTCATTATCGGTGCGGATGGTTATATTGCACTAGCTACAGGCACTGGCGCTGATCTCACTACTAACAGTATTAGTGGTACCACAGGTGTTGGTTCCATTGGTGTATTTGTTGGTTGTGAGTATGTGAATGCTCAAGGTCAGACGATCTTTGCTCAATATTATCCAACAGGTACTGCTAATGGTGGTGATATTAAAGCATATGTTGTTGACGATCCCGATGTGCTTTTCCAAGCACAATTAGACGGTACTGGTGCTCAGACTGTTATCGGTGCTAATACGTTCTTTGCCGCTGCGCAAAGTACTAGTACTGGTAATACTGCTACCGGCAATTCAACTTCAGCATTGGATGCTACTGTTGTAACTACAGCAGCTGCGTTCCGTATCGTCGCTCATGTTTCGCCAGCTAGTGATGCTTTCCCGGATGTTCTTGTTAAGTTCAATCCAGGTGCTCACCAGATGACGAATAACGTTGGCCTATAAGGAGAAATGTAAATGGCTGTTTCACGCGCACAACTACTAAAGGAACTCCTTCCTGGTCTTAACGCCCTTTTCGGTATGGAATATGACCGTTATGGTGAAGAGCATAAGGAGATTTTTGAAACCGAGACTTCTGAGCGTTCGTTTGAGGAAGAGACAAAGCTATCAGGATTTGCTGCTGCGCCAGTGAAAAATGAAGGTACGTCTATTGCTTACGACAATGCGCAAGAGGCTTGGACTGCACGCTATAATCACGAAACCATTTCGCTTGGTTTTTCTCTTACTGAGGAAGCCAT